CTCTAGTGACAGAGGTTGTTTCTGTCCACGTTGCAGTACATACTCACCAAGCATAGTGTCAAACACAATACCATCATACTTAAATCCAGACTCCCATAACCATATTAAGTCATGTGATACGTTGTGACATACAAGCACAGTAGCTTTGTCCAACTGTTCTTGTACAATAGCATGACCATTTTGTGTGGGTAACTCGTGAGCATGATCAAATGTCACAACCCTTTCCCAGTTGTCTGTCTTCATGCCAATCATAACAAGACTGTTGCCACTCTCAAAAGGATCTAAGTGTAGCTTGTCATTACGTTTTGTTACAGTATTTTCTACGTCTAGTATTAGTCTCATTTATCTTCCTTTAGTTGTACCAGTTCAGCTTCCTGATAGGGTATGTGAAAGAAATGCTCGTATCTTCTAGCATTAGATAAATATATTTCTTGCACAGTTTCAGGTGTAAACTGATAATCTTTTATTCTCCATGCATACTCCATGTCACCTCTTATGACATAAAAATTAAAGAATGCATCTTTTTCATTCATCTCTTTAAACTTATTTAATAATTTAAATTTACGATAGGGAATCCTAATCTCTTTCCAAGATGGTAGCCAATCCCCAAACCATTGTCTCTTCATCTCAACCTCTGAGTAGTATGTATTACCATTCTTCTCACTCTTGATATCAAAAGAATAATCTTCCTCAGTAGATAAGATAGTGTGTCCGTTCCTAATTAAGTAACCTGACACTGCATCTTTAGCTACACCATCATTCTTGGCATACGAATAGGGTCTAAACTTCCTAGTGTATGCACCTTTAATAGGCTTAAATGTATTCATGCTGTGTACCTCGCTGTCTTGTAGTCTAGTTCACAGACAATCTTGCCGTGCCAACCAGATAGTTTGTTCTTTACAACGTTTATATGTCTCTGAGGGGATTGTTCCTCTTCACCTTCAACGTCAGGGTTCTTGGCAAGTAGTAGCATAAGATCTGCTTCGGCAGCCTTACCTGTTCTACTACCTTCCATCATGGCTTGGTTGAGTACAACCTTGCCCTCTGCTTCTGCAGATAGCTGTGACATGTAGAATATAGCACAGTTGTATTGCTTTGCAATCATTCTTGCATGTACAGCATTAGCCTTGAGTGCTTCATCTTGCCTAGCAAATCCTGCTGTCTTGGCAAACTTGTCACCCATGTCTAATATAACGACATCAGGTTTAAAAGACTTAGCAATGCTTTCAACCCATGCCATGTCTCGCCCTGTAGAATCATACAGCTTAATGTTATCCTTCACGGCAGAGTATCTTTCATGTGCAACCTTGGGATTATCTTTGATCTCGTATTGATTCATGTTAGAACTTGCAGTCAGATAACGCATACCAACTCTATGCACTGACTCTTCATTACATAACACAACACACCTAGCACCTTGTCTGGCAAAGCCATTCTCTCCTGCGATCATAGATGCATGGAAAGATGTCTTACCTGTATTGGGTCTAGCTCCAACTTCAATCAAGTGTCCTTCATTCACACCCTCTATCTTACGTGTAAGACTAGGTATGTTGAATGCCCAACGTGCTTCCATTGCATTCTTTGCAAGCAAAGTTTCAATAGATATGTCAGCCCACTCTATGTTCATGGTAGGTATGAAGTCATCACCATACTGCTCTAGCAGATTGCGTAGAGGTTCAAGGCTAGACTGTGAACCATTCACATAATCAAAGCCAAGGTTAGCTATCTCTTCACCCACCACCTGCTGAAACAGCTTAGACAATACTTCCTGTGCTACATCATTACCAAGAGGTGACTCCTTCTTGATACGTGTAAACAGATCACCATAGGCTTGCTTCTGTGCAGTGGTAAGTGTAGGATTGTTTGCCATGAACAAGACCTCAACCTCATCAGGTGTGACAGTCCTGTCATACTGTTGCATGGCATAATCCACAGAGTTTTTTATCTTTCGCATGTCCTTGGTAAATAATTTATCAGGACAGCGAATACCTCTATGATCATCATAGAAGTCTTTGTTCATCAGACTACGTATTAATGCTTGTTCCATTTAGTTCTTCTCCTATTGCTGTTAGTTTTTCAATGTCGTTAGGATGCTTGTATTTCAAATCATCGGTTAATCTAAGTACCTTTACTGTGTCTACTACACTCCTAAGATCTTTACACATCTCTGTTGCCTTGGGTAGGGCATCAGGATCAAGAGCTACAATTGCTGAAGAGAACTGTGACAGATACCTCTTGTGTATATCAGACAGTGATGTGCCTAACACAGCAACCCCAACATACACGTCACTGCCTACAACTACGGCACTGACACAGTCCTCAACAACTACAGCGACTTTACCACAACCAGATGTAAATGGCAAGCCACTATTTCCATATCTTTTCCATTTAGGCAAACTATTTCTGAGACTTCGCCCTATTGCATCAACTGTAATACCATCATGCACAATGGGAAAAACTGCACGATTATCTTTTACATCATGATATAATCCACCCATCAAGTCAAACCTCTCCATAAACCTAGTAATGTCACGCTGCCCCTTGTATGGCACGATATATTCTGGCATTACAAAATGTTCAGTCTGTTTCTCTTCTCTACGTAAAGTTCTCTTAATGTCCTCTACAGATAGATGCACAGGCTTAGATCCACTGATACTGCAAGAAGCTTTGTAACAATTCCACAAAAGTCTGCCCATGTTGTTTGACACAGTGAAGGTCTTGTATCCACCACACTCAGGACAATTCATTCTCTTTGTTTCATTATTTAATATATCTATATCACTTATAATGTTATATATATTATGCATTGTATTTACTCCTTGTGTTGAGAGCATTCTTAGCACTCTCGTAAGTATGTTTCATGTACGGCTTGACAGACTGTACATTTGTGTGACCTGTCACTGACATAAGTTGCCCCATTGGGACTCCACTGTCAATCATTTCTGTAACTCCTGTCCTTCTGAGGTCCATAAGTCGGAGTTCATCAGGCAGGTTTAAATGCTTCATGACACGCTTTGCAATCTTTGATACACTCTCCAACCCATAGGGCTTGTACTCGCCCTGTATGGGGCTTACATTGGGAGCTACGTACTGTTGAAAGCCAAAGTCACCCTGCTGTTCATACAACATGTCATACAAGCTGTCACTGATAGGCAGAAACACCTTTGATCTACGCTTGGACTGCTCTAGTGTGAGCATACCCTTGTCCATGTCAAGGTCATTCCAAGTGAGCAAACGCATATCACCTATCCTCTGACACCACTCGTATGCCATCTGCACTATCAAGCCAATGCTTCTGTATTCGTAGTTGGCATAAGCATAGTCAAGAAATTGACGCACATGTTCCTTTGCCCACACTACACGTCTAGGTTTGGTAGACTTACGTCTAATGTTAGAGAATGGATTGTGATTCCCATACTCCATCTCAGTCGCATAGTTGTAGATGCGTGATGCAATACTGCACACATGGTTTGCAAGTGACACACCACGTCTGACCCAGAGTTCATAAGTCCTCTTAGCTAACCTACTAGATATAGTATGCCACTTTTTTTCACCTAAATCTAGGCAAAGTATCTTAATAAAGTAGATGTAATCAGCTTTAGTTGATTCACGTAAAGCATTGAAATCATTAGACAAAAGATATATGTCACATAATTCTGACAGGGTAGTAGATCGTGTGACCACAGACTCTGTCATCATTTCCTCACGATATTCATCTATCAATTTGTTTAATTCATCTGCAATTATTTTTGCTTCATTAAAATTTTTACCAAGTTCTCTGCGAGATACAACACCACTGTCAATAAATTGACGAGGGGGATTGAACCTGAATGTCCGATCCCCCTTAGGTGTGTACCTCTTATACACATAGCGAGGTAGCTTCATTAGGCAGCAACCAGTTCTTTGAACTGCTTTGATGATACCCATTTGGTAACTTCCTGCTCACGTCCCCACATGCTGATAGCATTGGTGTCATTGCCTGTGTTACGTAGCTTGAAACCATTTCTCTCATCTGCATATGATGCATAGTTAGTGAACGCAGAATACAAAGCAAAAGCATTTTGTCCTCTTGTTT